AGCTCGCACACGGGGTCTCAGAATTCCGGCCATTCGCGACGGCCGATATCTGATGTCCACAGTGGACGTGACTGCATCCACAATGGACACTCGGCATTCGTGACCATAAATCATCACCCTGTGTGATACTACGCAGAGTGAGGGTGATCGATGTGACTACGCGTGGTCGCCCACCGGCCCCGATCGAGCTGAAACGACGCCGCGGGCGCACCCAGAACACCGACTCCGGCGGCCGCCCCCTGCCGCTCACCGGCGACGTCGTCGCCCTGCCGATGGCCGAAGGCATCCCACCGCTGCCGGCCGGCATCGAAGCCGACGGTGCGCAACTGTGGCGCCAGATCTGGCAGCAGGCCATCACCTGGATCTCGCCGCACTCGGACATGGCGGCGGTCGTTGAAGCCTGCCAGGTCGCCGACGACGTCGCTGTGGCCAGACGGCGGTACCGGGCCACGTCCGACCCGAAGGACGCCACCGCCCTGTCGACCCTCGGCAAGCGTTTCGACGCCGCGCTGAGCGTGCTCGGCTTCAACCCGACCGCCCGTTCGCGCCTGGGTGTCGCGGAGGTGAAGCGTGCCTCCGCGCTCCAGACGCTCATCGAGTCCCGTAAACGCTCCTCCTGAGATCGTCGGCTGGCCGCCGCGCTGGCTGACCCCGGTCCCGGTCGAGGATGTCGAGCGGGGCGACGGGAAGCTACTCGGCGACTTCGGCGAGGCCGTCTGCCGGGTCGACAAGGACTCGCTCGCCTCCCCTGCCGGTCAGTTGATCCGGTTCCGGCCGTGGCAGCGGCTGCTCCTCGGTCACCTCCTGGCCCGACGGCCGGACGGCCGGTACCGGCACCGGCAGGCGCTGGTCGGGATGGCCCGCAAGAACGGCAAGTCGGGCGTGGGTGCGACGCTCGGCTTGGCAGGGCTGGTGCTCGGGCCGCAGGGCGGCGAGGTCTACTCCTGTGCGGCCGACAAGGAACAGGCGAAGATCGTCTTCAATACGGCACGGCGGATGGTCGCGATGGACCCCGAGTTGTCCGAAATGCTCAAGGTCTTCCGGGACGTCATCGAATGCGAGCAGACCGGCTCGATCTACCGGGTCCTGTCCGCTGAGGCGTTCACGAAAGAGGGCCTGAATCCGCACGAGGTGATCTTCGACGAGGTCCACGCCCAGCCGAACCGGGAGCTGTGGGACGTCATGGCGCTGGCGCAGGGTGCCCGCGTCGAGCCGCTGATGATCGGCATCACCACCGCCGGGGTCAAGTTCGACATCGACGGCGAAGACACGCTCTGTTACACCCTCTATCAGTACGGGCAGCGGATCACGCAGGGTGAGGTTGAGGACCCGACGTTTTTCATGGCCTGGTGGGAGCCGGAAGACCCCGACGCCGACCACCGGGACCCGGTCACCTGGCGCGAAGCGAACCCCGGCCTGTCTGATCTCGTCTCGGCCGAGGACCTCGCGTCGGCGGTGCTGCGTACCCCGGAGAACGAGTTCCGGACCAAGCGTTGCAACCAGTGGGTGTCGTCGGTTTCCCGTTGGCTGCCGACCGGCACCTGGGACGCCTGCGAGGCGAAACGCGACATCCCGGACGGCGCCGAGGTGGTGCTGGGGTTCGACGGCTCGTTCAACGGCGACTGCACCGCCCTGGTCGTGGTTGACCTGCGCGAACCCGCCTACGTCGACGTCGTCGCCCTGTGGGAACGTCCGCTGCACGCACCCGGCGACTGGAAGGTCCCGATCGCCGAGGTCGAGGACACGATCCGCGAGGCCTGCCGGCGCTGGCAGGTCGTCGAGCTGGCCTGTGACCCGTTCCGCTGGGCACGCACCTACCAGATCCTCGAAGAAGAGGGCTATCCGGTGGTCGAGTTCCCGCAGACCTCGTCGCGGATGACCCCGGCAACGACCCGGTTCTACGAGATGGTGATGAACCGGACCATCGCCCACTCCGGCGACCAACGCCTGTCGCGGCACCTGGACAACGCGGTACTCAAAGCGGACTCGCGGGGGACCCGGATCTACAAGGAGCACCGCAACTCGCGGCAACGCATCGACCTCGCGGTCGCCGCGGTGATGGCCGTGGACCGGGCGTCCTGGCTGACCGCCGCCGACTACGACGTCCTCGCCAGTATCCGATGACTGGGGAGGGCATATGACGCTGCGTGACGTGGCGCTGCGCTGGCTCAACAAGGGCGTCGAGGAACGGGCGATCGACTCCGTGCCGTGGGATGTCGGCGGCCCGCTGCGCGCCGCGTCGGTCTCGGTCGATCAGGCGCTCGGCCTGGTTCCCGTGTTCGCCTCGGTGCGGCTGCTGTCTTCGCAGGTGGCGAGCCTGCCGTTGCAGACGTACCGCAAGACCGGCGACAGCCGGCAGAAGATCCCGCCGTTCCCGCTGTTCGTCCGCCCGTCCGTGCAGGGCACCCTCTACGACTGGTTGCACCGGTGCATGACCTCGCTCACGCTGCGTGGCAACGCCTTCGGCTACATCACCGCCCGTGACCGGGACCAGTACCCGACGATGATCGAGTGGCTGCACCCGGACGACGTCAAGGTCGAAGACCGGATGCCCTCCGGTCCCGGCTCCTACACGCAGCCGGTCTGGTACTGGCAGGGCCGCGTCATTCCCGGTGAGGATCTTCTGCACATCCCGTGGTTCACGGTGCCCGGCAGGATCCTCGGCCTCAGTCCGATCGGCGCGTGCGCGGCCACGATCTCCACCGGCATCAGCGCGCAGCACTACACGAACGACTGGTTCGACGCCGGCGCCGTCCCGCCGGGCGAGTTCCGTAACACCGGCAAAAGGGTCACCCAGGAAGAGGCCGACATCATCTCGGCCCGCCTGAACGCGGCGATCAAACGCCGCAAGCCCCTCGTCTACGGCAACGACTGGGAGTACAAGCCCATCGCCGTCGCCGCGCACGAGGCGAAGTTCATCGAAACCCAGCGACTGACGGCCACGCAGATCGCCTCGATCTACGGCATCCCACCGGAGATGATCGGCGGCGAAGCCGGCGGCCCGCTCACGTACAACACCGTGCAGTCCAACGCCGAAGGGCTGGAGAAGTTCACCCTCCGGCCGTGGCTGACCCTGCTCGAAGCGGCGTTCTTCCAGCTCATGCCCCGCCCGCAGTACGTCAAGTTCAACGTCGACAGCCTGCTCCGCACCGACCTGCAGACCCGGATGGCCTCCTACCAGACCGGCCGGCAGATCGGCCTCTACAGCATCGACGAAGCACGGGCGATCGAAGACCTCCCGCCGCTGCCGAACGGGCAGGGCCAGGACTACACCCCGTTGGAGATCCTCACCAAACAGGCCGGCCCGCCGGCGGTCCAGACCCGCGCCGACCCGGACCCGGCCGACCTCGCCGCGTTCGTCGAGCTTCTCGCCCGCCGGGTCGACGAACTCGACGTCCGCGAGACGCGCGCGCTAGACGGCAGCTACGTCGAGCCAGACGACGAAGACGACGACGATCGAGCCGACGACGATGAAGCGGCGGACTGGGATCCCAACGAACCCGATCCAGACGACGACGACGACTTCGTAGACGACGAAGCAGACGGGCGCGCGGTCACCCCGGAAGGCGTCAAGGGCGGGGCCCGGCTCAAGGCGTACTGGACCAAGGGGCCGGGCCTGGCGAAGTGGGTGGCGAGCCCACACCCGTGGACAGCCCTGTACCGGCACCTGCGTAAGTACATGCCGGCACGTAAGGCGAAAGCGACGGCTGCAGCCTGGTTCCACGCGGTCAAGGGCTATTGGCCTGGGCATCAGAAGGGCAAGAACCCGGTCGGTCCGCGCAATCTTGGTGCGAACGTGTTCGCCGATCTGCAACTGCGCAGGGCGGACCCTTTTGACCCGGCCGGCTTGGCGTTCGACGAACGTCACCTACCCGGCCTGCACGACCAGAGCAAACACGGCCGGCCGGGTGTCAAAGGCGCGCTGAAGAAGGCCGCGAAGGAGATCGCCGACGCGGTTGACGGCACGCCGGCCACGCCGAGGCCCGCGCGACGGCCCCGTCGCAAGGCGGCGGTCAAGAAGGCCAAGCGGCTCGACCCGGCGACGTTCTTCGACGCAACCGAAAGCCCCGCGTTCCGTCACCAGATCGGCTCCGTCTACAAAGGCGAGTTCGCCGGGTTCAGAACCAGCGTGAGTCGGGTCGAAGAGTACGCCGAAGGGGTGAGGATCACCGGCGAGGTCACCGACCGCAACGGCTCGCCCGTCGGCGACTTCGTCCGCGAAATCCTTCCAGAGGAAGGCGTGCTCATCGCGTACCACTCAAGCCTGATTCTCAACGACTCCATTCAAGGGCAGGGCTTCGCCGAGGCGTTCAACGCCCACATGATCGACCGGTACCGGGAGATGGGCCTGGACCGCATCGAGTTGGAAGCCAACATCGATGTAGGTGGGTACGCGTGGGCGCGGGCCGGTTTCGACTTCAAGCACAATGACGACGCCGACCGGATCCTGCGTCGCCTGCGCGAAGTTCCCGGCGCCGACACCCCGCCGGTTCGCGACATCCTCGACCGGGCCGACCGGATCCCGTTCGGCGAGCCCGGCTACCCGACCGCCTACGAAATCTCCCAGGCCGGTCGGCCGCCGGGTGCGGGCAAGGCCGACACGTGGCCCGGCAAGGCGGCGATGCTCGGCCGGGGCGCGTCCTGGGAGGCGGTGAAACCGCTATGAACCCGGACCGTCGTCGGCGTCTCATCGCGCTCGCCGACTGGCATCAGGAATGGGTCGAAGCGAACCTCGCGCGCGCTAGTGCGGAGTTCGACAGTCGGGGCCGTAAGCCGGGCTCGGACTACAACCAGCACCACGTTGACGTCGACGCCGACGATGACGAGTTCCACGCCGAGGCACGCCGGATCCTCGGCATCACCTGACCCATCCTTCCCCTCGATCAATCCGTTCCACCCTGTTCAAGATCTCCGAGATGTGAAGGAAGGGCCGCCGAGATGGCCGCTGCTGTCGAGCGCAGATTCACCCAGGTAACGGTTGAGGTGCGCGCGGGCGCGGTTGACCGTCGGACCGTCGGCGGATACGCCGCCAAGTTCAACCAACGCTCCAAGAACCTCGGCGGGTTCATCGAGATGGTGACGCCGCCGTTCTTCAACCGGGACCGGGGCAACGGTTGGGGTGAGGTGATCTGCCGCTACAACCACAACGACGACATGCTGTTGGGGACGATCGCCGGCCGGACGCTGCGCCTGTCGATCGACGAGACCGGTCTGCTCTATGAGGCGGATCTTCCGCAGTCACGCGCGGACGTGTTCGAGTTGATCCAGCGCGGCGACGTCGCGAAGTCCTCGTTCGCGTTCCGGCTCTACCCGGACGGCGACGAGTGGGGTCTGAGCCCGGATGAGGGCTACCCGATGCGCAAGCTCGTCTCCGGCCAGCTCGTCGACGTCGCCCCGGTGAACATTCCGGCCTACTCCGATTCGTCGGTGGGCACCCGCGAGCATCTCGGTCAGGCCGAGACCGCGGTCGCGCTGCGCTCGCTGGCGGCGAAGTGCGAAGCCGACGTCGACGAGGTTGTCGCGGCAGCAGTGCAGGACGAGTTGCGCCGGTTCCTGACCGTCACCGGCTCCGACGCGCCGATGCCCAAGCCGAAGCCGCGCACGTTCGGCGCCGCCGCGATGGTGGCGCTGTTGGAGAAGAAGACCGACCCATGGGGTGAGCAGTGAGCAGGAAGAACCCGGACGAACAGCCGGACACCGAATCCTTCGAGACGCTTGGCGTTGACCCGGACGCAATGTCGGCACCGGATCAGGCCGAGGTGGCACGGCTGACCCAGCTCCGCGAACTGGCCGAGGACCCGAGCGAATACGACGCACAACTACGTGCGATCTCAGACAGGTACACCGGGTAACAAAACCCCTCTCCGAGGGACCGCGCGGTACCCCGGACGCGTCGGGCGGACCCCGCCGCACCGGAGCATCCAAAGTCCTGCCCCGTTTCCGCAGCCGGACCCGCCTGGGTGGACCCCGCCGGGCCCGGCTGCCGCACATAACCACCGCACCACCTAGCGAACCTGGGCAGAACCCGCTTCGCGCAGCCAAATCAAGCCAAATCGCTGAGAGGACTCGCATGAGCGAGATCGTCAAGCGGCTGCGCGACCGGCGACTCAATGTCTGGGAACAGGCCAAGGGGATCGCCGAGCGGGCCGTCGAGGAGAACCGCGCGCTGAGCGCGGAAGAGCAGGGCCAATGGGATGCGCACAACGCCGAACTGGACGCGTTGGACACCCGGATCAAGAGCGCGTTGGACACTGAGGCGCGGGCGAAGGAAGCCGACGACGCATTCAACCGCCTGGAGCAGAAGCCGCAGACCCGCACCGGGCGACAGCAGCAGCAGAACGCCTCCGAGCTGCGGCAGATGCTGCAGGGCGCACCCGGCTCCCCGCGGTCGATGGAGTTTCGCAACGAAGCGGGCTACACGAACCTGTGGGAGATCAACCAGCGTGCTCTGTCACGCCTGACGACCGGTGCAGGCGGCAACACCGTCCCGACGAGCTTCTACGACCAGCTCATCGCACACCTCATCGAGGTGTCCGGGGTGATGCAGGCCAACCCGACCGTGCTCAACACGAACTCGGGCGAGAACCTGCAGATCCCGAAGACCACCGCCCACTCCACCGCCGCGTCAGCAGCGGAAGCGGCGGTCCTCCCGTCGTCGGACCCGGCGTTCGGCCTGGTCACCTTGGGCGCGTACAAGTTCGGCTGGACCGGCCGCGTCAGCCGCGAGCTCGTCGATGACACCGGCGTGGACCTTGAGGGCTACCTGTCGATGCAGGCAGGCCGGGCGTTGGGCAACAAGTTCGGCGCCGACCTCGTCACCGGTACCGGCACCGCGCAGCCGACCGGGTTCATGACCTCGGTGACGATCGGGATCACCGGTACGACCACGGGCGTGTCGGGTGCTCCGCAGTACGTGGACCTTGTGGACCTGATGTATTCGGTGATCGCGCCGTACCGGTCCAGCCGTTCGTGTTACTGGATCATGCGCGACGCGACCGTGGGGTCGTTGCGCAAGCTGCGGGACACGACAGGGCAGCCGATCTGGCAGCCGTCGATGCAGGTCGGTGCACCCGATCTCCTGCTCGGCAAGCCAATCGTGACTGATCCCTTTATGCCCGCTGTGGCCACTGGTGCCCAAAGTGTCGCATTCGGGGACTTTAGCCAGTTCTTTGTGCGTATGGTCGGTGGAATCCGTTTTGAGCGTTCCGACGACTTCCTCTTCGACAGTGACATGGTTGCCTACAGAGCGGTACTGCGTGGTGACGGTGCGCTAGTTGATCTCACAGGCGCACTGAAATCGTTCAAGGCGCCGGCCACGTAGGTCCAGACAGATCCACCATGTACCCTCTTGGGTAGGGCGTACTCACGTCCTACCCAAGAGGGAAGGAACCCCCCAGTGCCCCGAAGCGCCGACGGTCGCTGGACCGCGCTCTGCCGCCTCTGCGGCGAGTCATTCCAGCAACGCAAGACCAGCCAGTTGTACTGCTCCAAGACCTGCTCGAACCGGATCGAGAAGCCCGGCAAGGTCGGCCCGCGCACGCCGGCAGTCACGCTCGTCTGTCCGGTCTGCGGCGTCACCTTCCAGGCGGCCCGCCGTGACAAGCGCGCCTGCTCGCGCGCCTGCTACGCGCGCCTGCCCGACCGGCAGTCGGTCATCCAAGCCGCAGATCGCCGGCCCGAGCGGCAGCGCCGGAAGAACGAACTGCGACGCGGCAGCGAGCGCGTGCGTGTGTACAACCGGATGAAGCAACTGGAGCGGTACGGCCTGACGCCCGAGCAACACGACGCCATGCTGGCCGCTCAGAACGGCCTGTGCGCCATCTGTGGTAGCCCGCCGAACCCCGACGGCATCCGCGCCGCGAGTCGGCTACACACCGATCACGATCATGTGACCGGCAAGGCCCGTGCGTTGCTGTGCAACTCGTGCAACAACGGGCTCGGCCGATTCAAGGACGACCCGGCGCTGCTTCGAGCGGCAGCCGAGTACATCGAACGGCACCGTGCCCTGATCAACTAAGATCCATCACCGGAACGGACGGCATCCTCGGAGCCGTCCGTTTCGCGTTGCATACGTACGTGAATGAAGGGAATTCATCGATATGGCATTGACTGAGAAGCCAGCCGATCACAGCGCGGAGGCAGTCGCAGCGGCAGCGAAGCGCGACGAGGCGGCAGCGGCGAAGCGGATCGCCGACGACACCCGGACCGCAGAAGAGCGCACCGCAGACCTCAACGCGGCGGCAGCCCGTCAGCTCGACCTGCAGCAGATCGTGGCGCAGCGGGCCGACGCGTTGGAGCGCGGCGACGACCAGGCCCTGCACGACGCCGACCAGAAGCTGAGCGGGTTCGTGTCCGACAAGAAGTGAGGCACCGATGGCGATGACCACAGCCAGCTTCGGCGGTAGCTACAACGAGGCCACCGACTCGGCGCAGAAGGCATCCCACGAGACACCGCCGGCCGTGCATCCGCTCACCGGAACGAACCTGCCGCAGACCACCGGCGCGGGTAAGGGCACGGTCCGTAAGGGCATCGTGCGCGGCGGTAAGTAGGTGTCCACGCCCAATCCCGGTACATCACGGGAGGAGGTGGACCTGTGAGCCTGCTCGTCATCATCGCGGTGTTCCTGCACGTCTGCTGCTGAAAAGCCCCTGCGGCCGGCCGGTGGATGGTCGGCCGGCCGCAGGTCAACCATCCGGATCCATCCACAAAGGACGAATCCCTTATGACTCAGGCCGCTACCGAGACACCGAAGCCAGTTCGCATCGCGGGCCGGAAGCTCCTCGCCGTGCTCACCGAACACGGCATCATCCGGCCCGGGGACTACGTGACCCGAGTCGTCATCGACATCCCGGTCGACGGGGCTGTCCGCCTGTATGTCGAACGGATCGGCGACAACCGGCTACTCGACGTGGTGTCAACACTGAACGGCGTCGAGATCCGCGAAGAGGTGCGCGATGCAGCTTCTCTGGCGTGACGTGAAGATCGGCAACTCGGTCATCAACACCTCGCTCACCGAAGCCGAAACCCTCGAACTGCAACGCCTCGCCGTGGGCGCCGACGTGTTGGAGATCGGGTCCGCGTACGGGTACTCGACCGTCGCGATAGGACTCGTCGCCCGCTCGATCGTCGCCGTCGACCCGCACATGACCCACGGCTCGCTCGGCGACCTCGCCCGCAACCTGCGGGACAACGGCATCACCGGGAAAGCTGACATCAGGGTCGGCAGGTCGCAGGACGTACTACCGCAGATCCATGAGGACGGGCAGACGTTCGACCTTGTCTGGATCGACGGCGATCACACCGCCGACGTCGTCGAACATGACATCGGATGGGCGCGGCGGCTGCTGCGGTACAACGCGGACGGCGTTGGGATCATCGCCTGCCACGACTACGGCGAGGTGACCTGCCCGGGTGTGCGGGCGGCGATCGACAAGGTGTACTGCGGTCCGGGTAAGTTGACCGACACGCTTTCGGTCCATTACGAGTTCGTCGGCATCGGGTCGCCAGCGTGAAGGCGGCAGTCATCGGCGCCGGTCTGTTCGGGTGCATGGCCGCGATCGAACTCGCACGCGCGGGTGCACAGGTGGACCTGTACGAGCGGCATCCCGACCTGCTGCACGGCGGGTCGGGGAACTCCTGCGGAAGGTTGCACCGGGGCTACCACTACCCGCGGTCGGAATCGACAGCACTGGCATCGAAGGCAGCGGCCGACGAGTTCACCCGTGCGTACCCGAGCGCGGTGCACCGCAGCGCGAAACACCACTACCTGATCGCGCCGGACAGCCTCGTATCCGGCCCGGACTACCTGACGTTCCTGGACAGCCTGCAGTTGCCCTACCGGCAGTACGGGCACCCGTCGGTGGACGTCGCGGTTGAGGTACCCGAGTCGCTGATCAACGTCGCCAAGCTGCGTGCCGCACTGCACCGCCAACTCGCCGCGGCACCGGTGCGACTGCTGCTCGGCTGTGAAGGCGGACCGGACATGCCCGGCTACGACCTGACTGTCCTGGCCACCTACGGCGCGCACACCGCCCGGCCGTTGCAGTTCGAGGTCACCGAAGTAGCGGTCTGCCAGCTCGGTCCCGAGTACGCCGGGCAGTCCTACGTGGTCCTCGACGGGCCGTACTGCTGCATCGACCCGCTTCCGGGCACCCGGCATCACCTCCTCTACGATGTGGTCCATTCGGTGCACCACCGCACCGTCGGGATGCGCCCGCAAGTCCCCGAGCACCTGCGCGAGCTCATGGATGCCGGACCGGTCCGTACCCCACGGACCCGGTTCAACCGGATGGCCGACACCGCCCGGCGGTTCCTCGGCGACTTCCCCGCCACGTACGTCGCGTCGATGTTCACGATCCGCGCGGTCCTGCCCGATGTGGCGGCCACCGACGAACGGCCCACGTTGGTCGAACGTGACGGGGACACGGTGAGGATCCTGTCCGGGAAGATCGGCACCGCACTCGCGGCCGCGCGCGAGATCACCGCCGCGATGGTGGACGCATGAGCCTCGTCACTGTGGTGACTCCAACTTGGCAGCGCCACGATCTGCTGATGGGCCGCTGCGTCCAGTCCGTCTACGCGCAGACCTACCCGAGCGTCGAGCACATCATCGTCTCCGACGGCCCGGACCGGGAACTCGCCATGCTCGTCTCCCAGGACCTGTGGCGCCGGCCGTTGCAGACCAGGCCGTTGCGGTTCCTGCAACTGTCCGAACACCTCGACGGGCCGGTCGATTACGGCTCACGTGCGCGTAACCACGGCCTCGCCTACGCGTCGGGGGAGTACGTCGCCTACCTCGACGACGACAACGCCTACCGACCCGAACACCTGCGCCTGTTGGTGCGCGCGCTCAAGCGGGATCCGCTGGCCGACTTCGCCTACGCCCGGATGCTGTGCCACCCCACCAACTCGGTGATCGGCGCCGAGACACCGATCTACGGCGGCATCGACACGTCGCTGCTGATTCACCGTCGTGGCGTGCCGCAGAAGTTCGGGCTGTGGCCGCTGCCCGGCGAGATCGACGGCGACAAGCACGCACCTGACTGGGGTGTCGTGTCGCGCTGGCTCGACAACGGCGCCCGCTGGACCCGGATCAACGACGTCACTGTCGACTACTTTTTCGCCACCTGAGGAGGTCACCGATGCGGAGAGCAGACACCGGCGACAGCGTCACCGGGATGGGCGCCACGATGCACGGCGCCGAGAAGACCGTCAAGCACGAGGCGGTTCACCCGGATTCGATGATGACCTCGAACGGGCGTGAAGGTGCGATGAGCGCGTCAGGTGGCGAGGAGAGCTACAGCCCCCCGAAAGCCGACTAGTGCGGGTCTACGCCTTCCACGACCAGTCAGGTTGCGGCGAGTATCGGGTAAAAGTCCCCCTCGGTGCGATGGCCGAACACGGCGGGCATGACGTGCGGATGGTCCTCGGCTCCAACGTCGAACACGCGGAGATGCGTGACTACGAACTCATCGTCGGCCAGCGGATGGACAAGCACGCTGCCCTGCCGGAATGGCGGCGGATGCGCTCCCACTCCCGGCTGGTCTACGAGATCGACGACGACGTGTTCTCCGTCGACCCGGTCAACGCGATGGCCTATGTCACGTTCTCCCGCGCCGACGTGCAGGACGCCGTCGCCCACGCCGCCGAGGTCGCTGACTTGGTCACCGTGACCACTCCGACGTTGGCCGAGGTGATGCGCAGGCACAACCCGAATGTCGTGGTCCTGCCCAACTACGTGCCCGACTTCATCCTCGACATCGAGCGACCGAAGCGCGACAAGCTCGTTATCGGTTGGGCTGGGGGAGCCTCACATGGCTCCGACCTGCAGATGATCGCCGCCCAGTTGCGGCGGGTGATCGACCGCAACGACGTCGAAACGCATCTGGTCGGCACCGACTACGAGGACACCATCGGCCGCCCGTGCCGGTTCACGAAATGGGACCCGGACCTCGCGACGTACTACTCGAACATCGACTTCGACATCGGCCTTGCACCGCTGACGACGTCGGTGTTCAACCGGTCGAAGTCGCACATCAAAGCCCTCGAATACGCGGCGCTCGGTATTCCGGTTGTGGCAACCGACCTGGAGCCCTACCGGGACTTCGTCGTCGACGGTGTCACCGGCTGGCTCGTCAAACGCGAGCACGAGTGGTTCAAACGGGTTCACGCCCTCGTCAACGACGAGGCGATGCGCACCGAGATGGCCGCCAACGCACGATCCCTCGCAAGCAAGTGGACGATCACGAACGGATGGAAGCAGTGGGAAGACGCCTACCAAAAGCTCCTTGGCTGATCGTCCAGCCGTATTCGATGTGCCCGGCCCTCGTCGATTGCATGTACTCGCCGGAAGGCAACGGCCACCCGTTGATGGACGCGTCCGAGCGGATCCTGATGTTCCCCCGGTACAAGAACTCCAAGCTGTTCCGGAGGTCCCGGTGAGAATCCAGATGCTCGTCGGGATGTCCGGCACCCGCTCCGGCGAGGACTGGCCCCCGTACATGGGGACGATGGATGTCGACGACGAAGAGGGTATGCAGTTGTGCCGCGGCGGACTCGCCCGGCCCGTGGCCGCCGACGACGTCGAGAAAGCCACCGAACCCGAACCGGAACTACGCGGCGGCCTGACCACCCAGAGCATGGCGGTGCCGGAGAAACGCGGACCGGGCCGGCCGCGGAAGAACGGCACCCCCAACGGCACGTGAAGATCCGCACGACCGTCGACTTCCCCGGCGCCCCACAAGGCTCCGTCCTCAACCTCCCTGACAGCCGTGCCGTCGCCCTCGTCGAGCGCGGCCTGGCTGTACCCGTGTACACGCGCCGAGCGGAGGCAACCCTGTGCGCGCAGCTAACCGCAAAACCTTCACCGCGGTAGCGATCCCGGTACTCGCCTGCGCCGGGCTCGTCGGGTGGTGGCTGACCAAACGTCGCCAGCGGCAGGCGGAACCCGGCGATGAGTAACCCATATCGGGACAAGCTACTCGGCATCGGTGTGATCTCCCGCCGGTCCAGGCCGCAGGTACGGGAAGGTCGGGAACATCCGGAGACCGGCAGATCGTGGAAGGCCGTGACCGATGAGGCCGGCACTGTCACCGAACACAACGTCAAAGGCGATCGGCTGGACGCGCTCGTCCGGCCGTCGACCGTACGTGCGGTCATCGCCAGGTCGACCGGGAAGGTGGAACAGCAGGATGGCTGAAAGCTACGGCGAGGCGTGGGAGGAAGCGCAAGCCCTGCTGCGCGCGGCCAGACTCACCGACCCCGGCGAACACTTCCCGTACAAGTACGAAGTGGCGTCGGCGCTGATCGCCGAGAACCCGCCGATGGGACCGAATGGCCCCGACGACGACGCGGTCAGGGCCGAGGACTTCATGTCGCAGCCGATCGCCGACGCTACCGACGACTACATCGGGGCGCAGGCCGCCTACCTCGCCGATCCGGGCGATGGGACGGCCGCCGCCTACGAGACGGCCAAGCAGACGTTGCAGGCCGCGCGAGCAGCGCACCGGGTCAACCGCGGCGGCGTGACGGTCGTCGGGATCCGGGCGCGACGGGCAGGTGAGTGAGCGATGGCAATCACCGCGAGTGGCTGGTACACGCAGAACATGATCGATGAGTTGGACGTGACGAACGTCGGCATCGACCTGACCCTGACCACCCACAAGATCGCCCTGATCTCGGATACGCACACACCCAACTTCGACACCGACGTCACCTGGAACTCGACCAACGAGGTGTCAGGCACCGGCTGGGCGTCCGGCGGGATTCTGTTCTCGGCCGCAGCGGCAGGTGCGACGTCGCTGGCGCCGACGCTGACGATTTCGCCGGCCGGGACGATGATGTGGGATGGCAACGACGTCGCCGTGTCCGCTACCACGTTGACCAACGCGATGGCCGCCCGGCTCTACGCGGACGCTTTGACTACGCCTACCGCCGACGCCTTGCTGCTGCTCGTCGACTTCATCACCAACTTTTCCACGGTTAACGGCACGTTCGGCATCCAGTGGGCGGCCACCGGATGGGCGACCGTGGACTGGACGCCGTAGTCATGCGCCAGTACTGGGTTGCCCCTGTCGCTCCGCTGCACATCGTCGACGGCGCCGCGTTCAACACGTTCACCACGTTCCAGTCGATCAGCCCGGCCCCGCCGATCATCATCCAGGGCAACACGTTCGAGCCCGGATCGACGATCGAGCTGGAGGCGTGCGGGGAGTTCTCCAACACCGGCACCCCAACCCTGTCGCTGGGGTTCTTCTGGGGCACCGCCGCCGTGGTCTTCGCAGCATCGGCTGCGATCACCACCACCACCGCCGCGACGGCTTGGCCGTGGCGCATCCACTACCGGGGTCGGGTCCGCTCGATCGGCACCGCCGGGAGCATTGTCGGGATGGGCTGGGTCGACCTCGGCACCTCCCTGACCGCGTTGACGACGCAGTTCATTCCGACGACGCAGGCGCTGCGGACGGTCGCGATCGACACGACCGTGGCGAAGGAGATCGGGGTGGGTGCGGCGTGGTCGGCGTCCTCAGCCTCGAACACGATCAAGGTCATTCGGCACGACGTCGAGCTGTGTAGCTGACCGGAGCCCGGACCACGCTCCCCGCACAACCAACCCCCGAACCCGTTCTCTGTGCAGGGAGTCCTGTCATGCCGCTCACCCCAGATTCGGTGATCCAGAACACCAGCGGGTCGTTCGTCGGCGCCTCCGGCACCGCGACGCTCGCCGCGACCACGGCCGGGAACACCGTCATCCTGATCGTCACCGGAACAGCCGGCGCGCCGGGCGCTGCCGGATTCACCCTGATCACCGGCAGCACGATCAGCCCGGTCACCGGCCGGATCTGGTGGAAGAACACCGCAGGTGGGGAAACGTCGTTCGCGCTCACCGGGTCGGCGTCGCAGGTCTATACCTGGGTCTGCTACGAAATCGAGGGCTTGGATCAGTCCAACCCGGTGGACGTGACTGGCGGGTTCTCGACCGCGACCACCTCGAACCTGACCACGAACACCGCCGCCGCGTCGACGTTCGACGGCATGGTCCTCGTGTTCCACGCCTGTGAGGATTTGACCTCACCGACGCCGGGGACGTGGTCCGGGCACACCGGTGGCCTGTCGGAGCTGACCGAGGTCGGCGGGAATGACGGCACCATCAGCCTCGGCCTGTCGGTGTCGTTGGCGTTCACGTACACGGCGGCGCCCGCGACGTGGCAGTGCACCGCCACGAAAACCGTTGCGGCCGGCCAGGCTGCATTGGCGAACATCGTCGTTTTCACATCGGCGGCCGCGAAGTACGTCGCGAACCCTGACGCCTGTACCGGGTTCGAGTTCGGGTTCGCCGGCGGCCTCGCGCTCGGCGGCGGCGCCGGGGTTTCCGGCAAGCTCTTCGACGATGCGGTCGGGTCACCGGAGATCATCACCACCAACCCACGGTCGGGCACGTACTGCCTGGAACTGTCGGCGAGCGCGGCGGCCGAGAGTGTCGCCTGGTATTCGTCTGGCGGCACCACGACCAGCCTGATGAACGTCACCAGCCAGTGCATCACCCGGGTGTCGTTCTACTTCCCCACTTCGCTGCCCGGCGCCGACCTGGTGCTGCTGTCGTTGACCCCGCACGCCACCCCGGCCGACCTGGTCGTGGTCCGGTATGAGTCGGCGGACTCGACGATCGGGGTGAAGGTCGGCACCGGCACGGAGGTGTTCTCCGACGCCGCCGTGGTCGCCGACCAGTGGATCAGCCTGGATCTGCGGATCGACGGCCGGACCACCACCCACCTGTGCGACTGGTCGCTGGACTACGACGACGACGGCAACCGCACCGTACAGACGCAGGCGGCCGGCACCTGCACTGTCAACGCGACGGGTTGGGCGGTCCGGCTCGGCTGGACTGCGGCCAGTACCGGCACAGTCCGTTACGACGACTGGGTGGTGTCCGCGAAGGGCGGACACTACCCGCTCGGGAACATGGAAGTTCTGGCGATCACCCCGGACCCGGCCGGGACCGTCGTCCTCAGTGGAACGTCGACCAACTTCCAGACGTTCACCGGCAACGGCAGCACGATGACCGCATGGAACGCGACGACAGCCCGGAACAACATCGACGAGGTGCCGCCGACAATCAGCGCGTCCGCTGACGGGTTCGCGCAGGTGCTCACCGCCACCTCGGACTACGTCGAAATCCCGATGACGTCGATCGTCGCCGTGGACATGGGCGCGGCAATTCGGGGTGTCAGGATGGTCGCCTGCGGGTGGGCGGCCAGTACGACGACGGCAACCATCGGGTTCCACGCCTACGACGGCACCACCGACCACACCCTGCAGGGTGCTGCCGATCTCCAGTTCGACAACAGCACGTCGACCCCGGCCTGGTTCGCGAAGATGGTCCGGGCGCTCGCCGGTCGGATCGACTGGACCCAGACGAAACTCGACGCGCTCACGTTCCGGGTCGGCTACTCCGGCGACGCGAGCCCGGCGATCGGCATCCACAACATCATCGGCGAGGTGTGCCTGCGGATCGGTGACCTCGTCGAAGTCATCTCAGTCGAGGGCGGGTTCTACGTCCACTGGCGGATGGACCCCGACAGCAGCGGTGTCATCCAGGCCATCGTCACCACACCACCCGGTGCCGGTGCGTTCTACTCGGTGACCGTCGGCGGGTCACCGATCGAAGTCGAGGTGCCACCGGACACCGTCCACACCGAATACATCGGGGCCACCGACATTTCCACTGTCACCGAGCAGAGCCTGATCCCCCACCTCTGATCCGCTCGGGCGCGGGCGGGAGGCGCTGACCGATGCCGATGCCGACCGTGTACAACGTTGGGGCGGTCGGCTCCGGCACCGGTGCTGTCGTCCTCGGACTGCCCGCCGGCACAGTGGCCGGCGACATCCTCGTCCTGTTCATCGAGTCCGAGGATGTCACCGCTGTTCCGGCGATGACCGGCTGGACAGATGTGACCTCGGTGTTCGTCGCCTCCGGCACCGTGACCCGCCTGACGGTGCGATGGAAGCGGGCCGGGCCGTCTGAGGGCGGGCCGACCGTCCCGGACCCCGGGGATCACCTGGTGGCCCGGATCGTCGGGTTGCGTGGCTGCGTTCCCACCGGCACGCCGTGGATCGCCGTCGGCAGTAACACCGAACTGGTCTCCGACACGTCGGTCTCTATTCCGGGTGCTACGACCGCGTTCGGTGACTGCCTGATTCTGGCGGCGTTCTCCACCGGCACCGATGTGGCCAGTACGGCGCATGTGACCGGTTTCGCCAACGCTTCGCTCGCCGCTGTCACCGAACGCGTCGACAACTGGGTCATCGACGGGTTGGGCGGCGGGCTCGGCGTCGCGTCCGGCGAGTACGCGATCCGGGGCACCTACTCGGCCACCACCGCCACCTGCACCACCGCCAACTTCAAGGCGCTCATCTCGGTCGCGTTCCAAGGTGACGGGGACTTCGCCGGCCCGCACACCGGTCCGACCCCGGGCCGGCTCGGACCCACCGGGCAGTGGCGGCCGTTCTCCGGCGGCCTGCCGCAGACGAAAACCCCGCCCGTGTTCATCGCCGAGTACGAGTCGGCGTGGAACACCACCACCACCCCGAAAACGATCTCCGTGACGGTGCAGACCGGCGACGTCCTGGTCATCTCCGGGGTCACCGCCGATGCTGTGAAAACCCTCGCGACTCCGACCGGGGGCTCCCACTCCTACACGCTGCAGCAGTCCTCCGCGGTTGCCTCCAACACCGCGGTGTTCGTCTGGACTGCCGTCGCGGTCGCGAATGAGACGTTCACCCTGTCCGTGGCCAGCGTCGGCGGGACAGTCCAGTTCTGGGGTTTCAACGCCCTCCAATACCGGGGCAGTGACGGGGTCGGCGCGTCCGGGAAGGCTCAGGCGGCCGGCGCACCCGGGCTGGGCATGTCCACCCTGGGTGCGAACTCGGCGGTTGTCGCCGTCAACGGGGACTGGTCGGCGCAGGACGGCGCCGCCCGCACCTACCGGACCGTCAACGCGATCACCCCGGTTGCCGGTGGCGCGGGGGAGCAGACCTACTTCAGGGACGCCGCGCAGTACGCCACGTACGTCGCGTACTGGTCGGACACCGGCTACCCCACCTTCAACACGTACGGCATCGCCACACCCGGCGGTCAGACGTACACGATCGCCGCTGTCGAGGTGTACGGCACCACCACCGTTGCCGGCGGCGGCGCCGACGCCACGATCTCCGCGGCAACCGTTGCCGCAGTCGCCGCGGTTGGGTCCGTAACTGTCCAGGCCGGCTCTGCCGTCACCCCGGCCACGGTCGCCGCGATCGCTTCGGTGGATGCGCCGACCGTTCGGCTCAGCGCCACGATCTCCCCGGCGACCGTGGCGGCGATCGCCCCGGTGGGAACCGTCACCGTCCAGGCCGGCGCGGCGGTCACCGCCGCAACTGTCGTAGCCACCGCCTCAGTGGGTACGGTCACCGTCCGACTCGGCGTCCTCGTCGGTGCCGCCACCGTCGTCGCGGTCGCGTCGGTCGGTGCCCCGACCTTGCCGGACCAACCGGCAGCCCCGGCCACTGTCGCGGCTGTCGCCTCTGTCGGCACGATCACGGTCCAGGCCGGGGCCGCGCCCGCACCGGCCACTGTGGTCGCGACGGCAACGGTTGGCAGTCCGACGCTGCGATGGTCGGCGGCGATCTCCCCGGCCACCGTGCCAGCGGTCGCAACGGTGGGCGCGCCGACCGTGCGCGCGGGCGCGGCACCCGCTCCCGCGACTGTGGTCGCGACCGCATCGGTCGGCGCCCCGGGCGTCCAGGCGGGTGCGGCCCCGGCCCCGGCGACCGTCGTCGCGACCGCCACGGTCGCGACGATCACCCGGTTCTTCGGCACGACCGTCTCACCCGCCACGGTCGCGGCTATTGCCTCCGTCGGTGTGCCGCAGCTCGGCGGCGCCGCGAACGTCACCCCAGCTACCGTCTCCGCTGTCGCGACCGTTGGCGCCGTCACCGTTCAGGCCGGTTCGGCGGTCGCTCCGGCCACTGTTCCCGCACTCGCCACGGTCGGTGCGCCAACCGTCCAGGCCGGCGCCGCACCGATCCCGGCCACCGTCTCCGCGGTCGCGGCGGTCGGCGCGGTCACCGTCCGGATCTCGGCGGCGATCACGCCCAACACCGTCGCGGCAATCGCCTCGGTCGGTACGGCTGTCCTCGTCACCGCCCCGACACCGGCCACCGTCGCAGCGCTCTCGGGCGTTGGCACGGTGAACATCATCGCGTTCGTTGCCACCCCCGGATCGTTCGCGACCAGCACCACTGTGCCGGCGTTCACCTCAAGCTCGACCGGCCCCCGTTTCACCGGCACCTCGCGCACTGGTTCGGCCTCTTCGAACTCGGCACCTCATGGCCGGCTCACCTCTACCAGCAGCGGAGGTGACGCATGATCTACGACATCGGCGACAAGGTGACCTTGTCCACGGTTGTCCGCAACGACGCCGGAACACCTGTCAATACGCCGACGGTGACGATCGCGGTGACCAAAGGCGACCGGGCGACGCTGGTCTCACCGGCGCCGACGGTCACGAACACCGGCTCGGGCGGCGTGTACACGGCACCGGTCACGGTGGACATGGCCGGGCTGTGGTCCTACGTGTGGACCGCCTCGGGCACAGTCGTCGCGACCGATCCGGGTCAGTTCACCGTCGACCCCGGCCGCGTGTACGTCGCCTCGATCGAGGAGTTCAAAGCCCACCTCAACCGCACCGACGTGGTGGACGACGCCGAACTGCGCACGCATCTGGCCGCCGCGACGGAGTGGGTGGAATCGGCGATCGGCGGACCGATCTCGATCACCTCCTACACGGAGACCCACTACGCCTCCGAGATGATCGTCCCGCGTAGGACACCACTCGTCGCGGTCACCTCGATCACGCCCTACCTGGGGACCGCGCTGACCGCTGACGCGTACCGGGTCGACACCGACCTCGGCGTGATCTACCTGCGGTACGGGGCCGGTTACGAACACACCCTCGTCTACACCGCCGGGCGCACGGTCGTGCCGGAGCGGGGCAAGCTGGCCGGGCTGATCGTCGCCGCGCACCTGTGGGAAACCCAGAACGGCTTCGCCGGCCGGCGCAACTCCGACGACCTGACCCAGACCGGGTTGGGCTTCGCCGTGCCCCGCCGTGCGGTTGAACTGCTGGAACGGTTGATGGTCGGCGGGATCGCGTGAGCGAAACCCTCACCGCCGACGTCCTCGACGCGCTCCTGCTCGCGTGGCGGGCCGACGCCACCCTGATCGCCTACGGGGACCGGCTGCTGATCTCCGACGGCCCGCCGGTCACCGACCGGGCCCGGGAGATCGAACTGTGGGTCGGTGCCACCGGTGTCGAGGACGACGAAGAGGTGATCGTCTTCACCCAGACGCGCGCGGACTTCCAGGCCGACCGCGACGAAACCCTCACCATCACCAACGCGGTGT